GCTTACTGATTGCGTCGGTTCGGCGCTAGATTTTATTCATTTTGCAAGTACGTCATATAGGCGTACTTACGGATAGCTTAAGTATAACACCATATTGGTAATATTTACAAAAAAATATTTTACACGTGGTATATTTGGAATCCGCTCATCGATCCGCACCGGACAGTTTTTCAAATGCCGCCACGACAATGCCGACGAAAGAATAATCGCCGCCTACCTTTTCAACTCGATCACCAACTTTAAACTTCATCATATTATCTTCCTTTCAAAACTTTATTCATACCTTGATTGAAATAATCTTCCTTAATAGTCATAAGTAGGAATCCCCTCCTTTAGGAGGGGAGGATGTCAAAAATTATGCTGCTAATCTTTCTCGAAGAGCGTAGCCTTCCAGCGCCCATATTTTTTGCTTTGCATTGTCACGGGCAATTTTCTTGCCCAGCTCAACATCAAAGTTTTCAGGGCTTGCACATGCGCTTTCGCCAGTAACGGTAAAACCGTTTGCAAGCGTCAAACAACACACGGTAAGGGTTGTGCCATTAAATACATGGTAGTCCTCACCGGTAATCACATCTTCAATTCGTTGCGGCGTTACACGTGGTGCGGTCAACCCTTTATCTTGTATTTCTTGCTCAATTTGTTGGTCGTTCATTTTCTTTATCTCAAGCCGTCAGGGGTGGCTATTTACCCGTAAAATCGTCCTTGTTGGAATCCGCTCATCGATTGCGGCAACTTTTTTTGTTTTCATAAATCCCCAAGTATAACTCTTAGTTCAATCGGACAAGCCGACCGCAAAGCATTTCAGTTTATATTAGCGCCGTTCTCGGCGCGCCTTAGCTCAGCGTTATGCCCACTCATCTTCCTTTCAAAACTTTATTCATACCTTGATTGAAATAATCCTCTGTCGAATCATTCGCCCCTGATCGCCCGCCAGTAGGTAGCATGGCAGCTTCAAGTCGTGCTTTCTTCTTATCTTCAACTTCAGCCTTCTTGTTATTCCAAGATTTAAAGTTGTCAAAAGCTTTGCTCAATACCAGCGGGTCCCATGTGTTGTAAAGTAACTCCTGATCCGATTCGGGTAATGTAGCCGCCCACCCCTTGAACTCGGGTGCGTCCTTTGTTTCTTCCCAATCAGGATGCTTTAACGACAACAATTTCATGTTCATTGAACGTTCGAGTTCTTCGGTACGTTCTGCCAATGCTGCCGTAAAATCTTCTTGAGAATATGCCGGTGCCGCGCTGGCAGTCTGAATTAAACCGATCTCTCTAAGGTCATTAGCTAAAGCTTCGGCCAAACTGTCATCCCCATAATATTCGGTCAGCGCTTTAAATGCATCTTTGGATATATCCGTTCGTGGTTGTGGTTGATTCTGTTTTAATTGGCTGAGCTGTTGTGTGATATTACCGATAGAACCGAACGCTTTGTCGCTTACTTGTCGCAATCGATCGTTTAATTCATCGACGCGATTTGCCTTTTCAACTATCGCATCAAAATCGGCTTTACTCAAACCGCCGATAAGTTCTTCTTTTACGGGATCGGGCTGTACGGCTTCTTCTTCTTTATCGCCAGTTATAGCGCTGAACCCTTCTTGAAAGTGAACATCCTCTTGCGGTTCGCTCGGTGTCGTTTGTACTTCTTCGTCTTCAACATCTTCAATAACTTCAGTCGATTCGAACATTATTTTTATCCTCAATATTTATTAATTGTCTTAATAGTTTTGCACGTCCGCGTAATGATGCGGTTTGTTCAATGCTTAAATTTTTCTCGAGATCTCGTTGCGTGTCAGAAAGTAAACCCTCATAATGTTTTTTAAACTTTCGGAACAACTCAGATTCAAGATCGAACGGTGTTAATGTGATCACGCTATGTTCCCACCGGCATTAACATAAACCAACACTAATTTATCAATCTCGTTTTCATGCTGCCCGTATCCGGCACCGGGTAATGATGCCCAAATATTACGCACTTTGTTTATTGCAACCGCTATTCTACCATCATAAATATCATTTAACGCACGACGTTCACGAATCAACTGAATCGCCCATTTATCTTGAGAGTCCGGTCCGAAGTCTGGCAAGTTCAATGTATGCTTGTAATGCTCATAATCCTTACGCATAAATTGATACCGCCCGGATGCGGTTGAATATAAACCGGATTTTTTGCTGATCAACTTCGGCTTTCGGCCTTTCGAAAATGGATGGCAGGAAAAATCCGTAAAAATCTCAGGCTTCTTATCAGCCCCAGTTACGACAACATCATAACCGTTTAACTTTGTAGCTGGACTTGTGCTTGTACCTTCCGATGCAGCTATCATATCCAGAAATGCTTTTAAATTATTGTTCATCTTCAAGTATCCTCTTACCTTTCGCTTCAATGTACTGCTCTATTAAAAACAAAATCCTTGTTGCCATGTGACCGCTTATCCCGGCGAACGCGGCACATACGCCCGGTGCCTGATCGTAAGACGCGAGCAACATAAACGTACCCAGTCCTACAAATCCACTGGTGAATATCTCACCGACCAACTCAACGATATTAAAAATACGGGTACGTCCTTGACGTATTTTACCATACCAATTGACTAACCCGCCAGCAATGGGCATTGATAAAGCAAAAATCCAAGCCGAGATACCCCATAATGTAGGGTCTTTTTCTATCATCGTTGGTACCCCTGCCCATCGGGAGCTTGTCCAACGGGTTCTGTTGGTGGGGTAGAAACCTTCGTGCCACCTTTACCGGCGGCTAAGGATTCCCGTGATAATTCTTTTTGTGTTTGTAATTTCAATGCGGAATCGGCCAATGTTGCTTTGATCGATTCTAAACTGATATTTTGCTGGCTAGATAGTTCCATCATTTTCATCTGCAATCTTATTTGTTCGATCTTCAACTCATGTTCGAATTGCTCCTGTTGCATTTGCAACTTAAGCGCAAACTCGGCTCTCATAGAGTCCGCTTTCAATTCCAGTTCTTCTTGGTCGCTTTGTTGTACAAGTTGTGCCTTTTGCATATCGCCGTCTATCTTAAGTTTGGCAATATCCAATGCTGTTGGTACAGGTTGTCCTTGCGCCTGTGCTTGCTGTTGTTTCTCTTCAGCGCTGTAGCTCACACGTTCAGGACTGATCTTATTCATCTTGAGCAATTCGACCATAAGTTTCTCAGGATTGAGCCCATAACCAGGCGTGGCGGCCATCGGTATTAATTGCATGATAGCTTGATTCTGACTATCTCTTTCGTAAAACGCAGCCGATCCTTGCGGAATGATTGAAAAATCGCCTTTCATTTCATCGTTGTCACCGTAGATCATTAACCATTCGTAATAGCGTGTGACGTGCGGTTCGACTACATCATCATCAAACGTCTTAGCAATTGCACGCAATACTGACATTGAATTGTTTTGCAAGATAGTCATGCCGCCGACGGTATGCGTAGCGGAACCTTGGTCACCTTGTAACAGCATCGGCATTGATGTACTGCGTTCAGCAAACTCTAATGCTAACCGTATGATAGCCTCAAGTTCCGCCTGAATCATAGGTATCTGCACAGTCGTTATTGCGGCATTAGCTTCACCTTCACTAATGTCCTCATCAACCCACCAGATTTTTAAAGGACTGATCTCCCAAACACCGTCGGCAGGCAATACTCCATTGCGTTTCATGAAGATTTGTGGTCCGGCAGATATTCCGGCATTGTCCATCATGTTTCGAGTAGCGGCCAACACCATGCGTTGAGCTGTTCTTATTTGACGGGCAATGCCAACACCTGCCCATAAATCTGTTCGTTTCTTCCAGGTCATCACATCGTATGGAAATTCGCCGCTATCCATAATCGATATTGATGCTTTGATGATTCTATCGTTCACCATGACAAGAATGACGGGTACTTGCTGTTGATCGCCTATATCTTGCCCCGCCGCCGTCATTTCATCGGCTTGCGCTACGCCATGGTAATACCATATTTCATAACTTTCGGTGCACGTTTCTTCTGATCCAGGATTGTCGATGTATTTTTTATTCGGACCTTCCTTGATGACCATATCAATCTGATCATCGATATAACCAGTCCCTTTTAAATCGGACAATTCTTTTTTGGTTATCAGATCCCGTTCGAAGATATAACTGCCATTATGAATGTTGGAACCGCAACTAGGATCGGGATATAAGTTCCATACATCAACCGATTTAGAAGCAGGTTTCATTTCCTCACTTATAACCAACTCGATGACACCATCCTTTTGACTCATCTTGCGCCGTTTACGTCGTGTAGGGAACGGACCTTTTATGGCACCTGTCCCTAGTAGGGCGCATTGTTCAATAACCTTTCTAACTTCAGAATGCCAGCGGGATTCAACTAACCAATCCCATATTTGATCTTCTGCAAGATCGGCTTTCTTCTGCATTTCGGCAATGAACGCTTTGGCGGCTTCGCCTACTGTAGCCTGACCATCTGGCATTAATTCAGAAGATTCTTTATCGTCATTGATTTCGGGTATTGGTGTCGGTTTAATACTTATCGGTTTGTCGTTCGTGGGTAACAACATTTCGCTAACACGTGCGGCGGCAGAGTCAACATACGGTTGTGTGATGTTCACGAACACAGTCGATCTGTTGTTGTTAGCGCCGCCACGTTCTGATTTCATCGTGACAACACCGTCCTTGGTCGCAGGTTTTAACGCACTGTCGGCGGTGTTAGCATCGTCGATGCCGGCATAATATTGTTCATCCTCTCGCCATATCCGCTCGATGCCGGATTTCTCACGCGCGGTCTTGGCTTCAGCACGCTTCTTGACAATAGAACTGGCGAACACGGCTAATTTGGCCGCGCGTATCTCGCTCATTTGTTCGGGAGTAGCATCTATATAATTGTTGTCCACGATCTTAATAACCCATTCCCGGCGTTAATGATGTGTAACGCGGCAATACCACGTTACGTTTTGTTTTTTCTTTCACAAGTTCCTCGTATGCGATTGCAAGTAATCCAGCGGCATCACACCCGTGTGATGACCAGTCGTGTTCGGGACCCAAACCAATATTGCGTTTGTCATCTTTTCGCTCATGGAACCACGACAATGCATCGACCCCTGCCTCGCATTTTTTATCAAACCACATTGCCGGGAATAACCGTCGTACCGATTCGACACGCTGCATTGCCGCACCGGTTCCTTGGTTCTTTATAATCTTTGTCTGAAATCCTGCCTTCTTAATCGCACCCTCATACGTAATAGATTCGATCTTATCATGTTGTGCGCCGTCGTGTGGTAATACACACAGGCAACCATCATACCCGTTCGTTCTCAACCAGTTCAAATGAAATGCCAACGGTTGACCGACGGTTTCGTAATAATCGATAACCCTGATTTCCTTACCGATAAATTGAGCAATCCATATCGCCACGGCGTCGGCCTTCGCCCCGGTACCGCCAATATCCCAAAACGCCCTTACTGTCATCAACGGATCGATCGGAACATTACCGCCGATACGATTCTCCTGCATTGCAAGCGTTATCTCTTTCGCATAATACGCGCTGGAATTGACGGTAATATATTCGCCGTCCCATATATGCGGGTATTGATCCGGTTGCATTCTTAAACAATCGAGTCGTTCTTGTTCGAGTTCATCGGTAAAAAACGGATTATCATTCCAATTCGCTCTCACGACAATACTGCCCGTTGGCACTTCTTCCCCACGTAACATAACATCAACCGGATCGGACTTTCTGCGCGGATTCCATGAGAACCATAATTCAGAACCGGGCGAACGAATTGTTGGGCGTAATAGATTGAGCGACGTGGCGCTTACTGTCTGTGCTTCTTCTACCCATGCCCTGCCAAAATCTTCAAGTGATTTGACCGATTCGGCAGTATGATCCTGTAAGCCTTGAAATATAATAACACCGTCGCCCGGCGTTTTGATACGATCATTAAATACTTTAAAGCCTTGAGCTTCGCCCAACTTATACCTTGTCAAAAGATTCTCGACAAGTTTCTTTGCCGACGATTTTAAATCTTTCTGCACTTCACGTAATGATACCGACGATAAACCTGGATTTGTTATATGATCCAGAATTAATCTGCCACCGAAAAACCACGATTTTGAAGACCCCCTCCCACCATGAGCCCCTTTGTACCTACTCGGTACGCCTAGCGGTGCGAACACTTTAGGTACAGATTGTTCGAATTTTACTTCTCTGCAAGTCATTGGCGGTGCAATCTTTAGACTAATCGCACTAAATAATCTTTTAAATAATCCGCCAACAATGCGTTGCCCGTATCGTTAGGGTGTAGCCCATCTGTTGTGCTACCGGCTAACATATTAACCTGACCGTCTGCATCCGTCACACCGCTCAAAACAGTAGAAAAGTCCATCGTTATATTACCAGGGTATGCTAGACATTCAGTATTCATAGCTATGCGCTTAGTGTCTGTTGCGTCATAATTTTTTGATGACGGATTGGCCGGTAGTACTGTCCATATTAATGATAAAATGTCGTTAGCATCACAAATCCTATTCATGTAGCCAAGAGATGCTTTGCATAAATTTATTTGTGCGTCCGTAATGGGTGGATTGAAGACATTTGGAGAGCCATTAGATATAATGCAGACATCCGGTTTTATTCCTGCCGTTATTAGATCGTCAATTTGCGTACGATATTGAGACACGTTCAATCCAGGCCATGCTACATTAGCCAATTCAAACGGTATTCCTGTTTCGGTCTGTGCCGATTCGCAGGCCGGGACACCAAATCCTTCAGCCTTTATTGTGCCCCATCCGGTAGCGATAGAGTCACCAACATTAAAAACTGTTATTACCTGCCCGCGCGCTGAATACTGCAATCCGACAATCGGTGATTGATCTCTATCTATTGTGCTGTTGAAATTTGCAGAATCGGTTACACAATCACCATCACTATGTCTAAACCGAGCTTTACGATTTGCTCTTGTTGCCCATCCTGTTAACACATCTGATGTCCCATTGCCCATGATGGTTATCGATGCAGCAGTTGTTATGTAGGCGTCAAACGCAACAAGAGCGCCGCTGCCACCATCGGTACGCGGAACAGAGTTTAAATCAACCCAATTCCCTAGTAGATAATTCCCCCTGGATGAGGATAACGATACCGGCACAACTCCGCTAGACGGCAATGTGACCGGTACCGAGCCAATTGAGCCGATATTATCTGTCATAGCTCCTATAGCTCGCGCATTACATAGTGCTACTGTATATGTCACAGACGTACTGCCATTTAGAAATATTGGCCTGACTGCATCAAAACCGGCGGCTGCAACCTCATAGACGGCTCTAAATGTTTTTACAGTACTATTATCAAAAGCACCAGTGCGCCCTTGTAAAATACGGGTTCCAATGGAATTTGTTTTTGAGCTAAGTCTTTTTTGTAATGTCCAAGCTACCCCGTCACTATATCCCATAGCCCCAATATCGCTAAACCAAGCCCGCCCTTTTCCAAACTCGGCTGCTGTTAGTTTTGTTGTCCACAGCATTTCGTCGGTCATTAAGCCGTCTTGCGACATTTGACGGTGTTCGTTTGCGTGTTCTGCTAAATTTTGAAATGGTGACATTGTGACTACCTTCTTTGTTTGTTATACGTAATTAATTGTTATTGCCGTTACGGGTTCTGGCATGTTTGCATTACCGTTCGCATTATCATTGATCATATAATTACGACGGCGCAATTCGATCAATGTTTTTCTAACGTCGGTTAGTTGCTTTAAGATGAACGTCTTTTCTTTTGTCGATTCCACGCATTGCTCTAGTTCCGCAATAAGTTTGTTCGATATGAGATTCAAGCGTTCTATATCCCCACGCTCGGCTTCAAGAACTTTAGCTTGTTGTTCGGCCAAAGTTTCTAGGATCAAATCTTCGTCTAATAACCCTTTCGTATGTTCGAGTTTGCGTTCTGCAAGGTACGTAGCTCGGCCTGATAGGTCTCGATCCCAACCACATTGTTTTGCATATTTGAATACAGTGCTTGACGCTATGCCGTATTGCTTGGCTATATCGGGCACGGACGTTAACCCACTTCGATATAGCACTTCCATAGCGCCGACTACTTCACTAGATAAAGCACCTCTCGCCATTACATCACCATATTGGGCGCGGCTTTAGCCATACCTTGATCGAACGCTTGTTGGTGCATATCGTTTTCTGACGACGATAATAGTTTTGCCGCCAGCATCAATGCTGATTGCATATCAGGTGCCGGTTGTGCGTTCTTCTGTTCTGCGCCTTCATTCTCTGTCGCCATTTCGGTAGCGGGTTCAATTTCTTCATAGACGCTGAACTTTCCATCTTGTGTTTTCTCAATACATACTTTCATTACAATGCTCGCGATAATGTGATTTTCGCGGATTATATCACATCCTAAAATTTTTACAAAAAAAAAAGCCGGCTATCTCAGCCGGCTGGTAGTTGCAAGACTTTGCTATTGCTAATTTGTTTTCGTGGCGCTACTGGCTTATTTTAGCCCTTCTTAACGCTTCTTTGATCAACTTAACCGCATCTGCTCTTGTGTACCAAAGAGACTGGCCGTTAAGATTAAATCGCACAAATTTCTTACGGGTTCTGTTAAATTTCTTTAATTTAAAATTCAAATATTCGACACTCATATTTGTTACTATCATTTCTGCAATGTTCATTTCTATCTCCCTAAGATCATAAACCGGCGATACCATCTCCGTAATGCTCGTGTAAAAATTCGTTCATTTCGAGCGCTCACAAAGCGCTTCGCTTTTAGCAATCGTGTTAAGCGCCACGCTTCGTTTTCCAATTGTTCGTTCATTTAAAAATCCTCTTAGCCGATACTATTTGCAACTCAGGCACATATCCGAGTTGGTGTTCAATTTGTCTTAAACAATCTTTGAATGTCAATCCTACGACGATAAAAAACCAGCCAGTCTTAAAATCTACCGCTTTATATTCTTTCATTTCGTTCCCCTTGGTTGATTTAAACTACGGTTTTATTTTAGATCAATATTGACACGCGCGTCAATCCATAATTATAAATCTAGCACTCATAATTATAGAAATTATAGCCAATGGGCACTATGGGTTTTTCTACAGGTTAACTTTATGTTATTTGCATTTTACTAAGAGCTTAACCTGTAGAATAACCCATAGTGCCCATTGAGGTTAAATTATGATATAAATTAACAACTTATAAGAACTATCTATATTTTACATGAACCCGTCGTATGCCGCTATATTTGCTCTATAATTATAAAATTACCGTCCATAATTTATATAAATTATTATATCAATGATGGATGGGAAGCATTATCTGACAATATTTAAATTTTGCGTTTTATTAAACATAACCTTTTTACAAACCCATACCTCCCGTTGGGTATAAAAAAACCGCCGAAAGGCGGTTCGTGTTATTGAAATATCGATTTTAACTTTATCCCCCTATATCTAAATACACCTGACTTTAACCTTTCAAATCTATTCATACTATCGCACCATCGTCCGTTAGATACAGGTTGCTCACCTCGGCCTTTCTTCCAATCAAAATAGTTTCTATATAAAAACGATGATGTCGGTAACAGCATCGTCGGTGTCATATCAACAGCTAATACTTCACAGCATTCATCAATCCACATTTCAACCGTAGACTGAGCAGCGAAATATTCATCTGTCTCAGCTTCAACAGCGTCACACTTGGGCAATCTACGTCCGGCTTTTAACCATTTATTATGACCTTCTATGAGCCATGCCAGAACATAAGGGGCTTCTACTCTGAGTTTCCTCGGTAACTCTGCATCCTCACGACCGATAAATGACGCGGCGAACCTGACTATCTTCATACGACTTCTTATACCGTCGCTAGTGACGCGCAGTTGCGGCCTGTGATTGCCAAATACTAAGTGCTTGTGTGTACGATCAAATTCAAAAAAATCACCACGCATAAAACGACCTGACAACGAAGAATCGCCGGTAAACTCATTTATACGAGCTTCATTCCAGAATGAACCGTCTGGGATCTCTGAGGCAACGGCCAATCGCGTACCTTTCAAGTTTGCAATTTCGGTATCGTGTTTTTCCGAATTGGTGGACAACAATACAGACGATTGAATTTTCTTAGCATACCCGCCCATGACATCGCGTACCAAATCACCTAACGTATTCTTACCGTTACGACCCGCGCCTATCCAGAATAACATCCAATGTGATTCTATTGCACCGGACAACACCGCCCCTAAAGACACCTGTAAAAATTCACGCATTTGCAAATCGCCAATGGTTATTTCATCGAGAAATTTTTCAAACACTACCCCACTCCCTTCACTATTTGGGGTAACCAGTGTTGTTTTAGTCAATCTATCGTCTGGATTATGCTGTCTAAGCGTGTTTGTTCTTAAGTCAAACGTACCGCCTGGAGTGTTCAATAAGTAGTTGTCACGATCGAACTCATCGCCCCTGGTGGCAAAAGCACGAGAAGCCTTGGCAAAACATTCAACCCCCGCCGCAAACCCGCACGATGACATGTTCTTTTTACCGTGCAAATTCATTTGCCGTGCAAGGTCGCGTACCATATCAAACGCTTTCTTAGTGGGTTCGATACGCCATCGTGTGCCGTCCCACTCAAGCCAAACGTTACGCGTGTGATCGTAGAGTAACTTACCTTGGTTATGTTTCTCAAATAATAAAGATAAAGTATCTTGGGTACCAGCGCTTAATAGGTTTATATCTATGGCATCTAAAGCGTTTCCATCTATAGACGGCACCGTAGCATTCCAATTTACCGCGGCGAGCTCTAATGTCTTGGCCGCACGTGGATTCGTCCACCCGTTAGCTTGAGCCTTAGCGAATACCGACTGGTGGCCGGTACGCGATCCTGCAAACGTATTCCATCGCCATAGGTCTTGATCAGGATTGTGCTTGTCCGATGTGGCCGACCACTCAGCCCATAACCGATAACCTGATTCACCCAGTCCGGACAGCGCTTGTCCAACACTGATCCAGGTATCACGGTCGTCAGAACTAATCGACTTTAACGCCGATTCCAGCTCGCCCAGTATGGTATCATCGACAACCACATGATCACCCGGTACAACAACCTGTTTCTCTATAACGATAGGTTCATACAATTCGTCGATGAACCCACCATCTATTATAATGGAGTGATATGGCGTGCCTTTTACTTTGCCTAAATAAAAAGATTGACTAAGAGTAAGACTCTCACTTGCCAGTATCCCCCCAAGTAACATATTCAAACGGGCAACATAACCAGCGCGTTTGTTTGGTAACTTATCTTCACTAAAAGGGAGCAACACACGCCAACGGGGTTTGGCGTCGGTGTACGATGATGTAGTGCAAATAACAGCTTTAATACCTGCTACTTGTAAGAATAACTCGGCTTGTTGTAGTGAAACCAATCCGTCGTCATAATCGGCTTCAACACCTGACACTGACAGTACATTACCATCATGACGTAATGATCCATTGATAGAACGCTGTTCGCCGAATGTGGCGAGTTTAATTAACGGTTGCTTTTCTTTAGATGGATACTCAACAGGACTGCCCACCATCCTGCACAACTCTGACCACGGAATATCGTATTGCTTTATCGATGAGCCTTTTATATCTGGCAATATTGAGATTTTCATTTTTTACTCTCACGAATAGCGTAAAACTTCAATTTTGGAATCCGCTCATCGATTGCGACAACCGCGCTTCGGGGTTATTAAACTTATCACTCATAACATCACCTCAAGCGCACGGCGTTTAATCTCGTCGCTTAACGCTATCGCCCGAGCATCTTTGTGCATCAAACCACATGCGATCACATGTAGGTTTTCTGTACGGATAGCTTCACCCATTATGGACCGCCTTGTTTGCAACATTGTACCGAAGTAATGCGACACCAGTGCAGGGCTGACACCCGACACCAGTGCTATTTCATCACGGCGTAACAGGAAATAATCGCCAGCACTGGCAAGGGTCATAGCTGCGTCGAGAATGACTTGGCGTGATACTGCGGGAGTTGATCTTGATTTTCTCATTGTTTCACCATTAATTTAAGGTATTTTCTGCATATATCAGCAGTTTGTTTTTGGCTATCTTTTCTTGCAGCATCGGCAGCAGCATAAGCAGCAGCAGCAGCAGCAGCAGCATAAGTAGCATCAGTAGCAGCGGCATAAGCGGCATAAGCGGCAGAAGTAGCAGAAGTAGCATAAGAATAAGCATAAGCCGAAGCAGCTTTAGCAGCATAAGCGACATCTTTTTCGTCTATTTCACCATTACCAAACGCTATAGCTGCATCGACAGCCGCGATACTTCTCTCATCTTTCATAAGATGTCGTACTGTATTTGCGCAATGACCTTTAGCAAGATACAACTCTCTTTTATTTTCCGGATATTGCTTTCCATAAAACCACAACATCCAGTCTCCACGATGGCAGGTTTCCCATGCTTCTTGTATTGTCATATCTGCTACCCAGTCAATTGCTTCTTGGCAAGCGTTAAGTTCTTTTAATAGTTCTTTTGCTTTCATAAATCCTCTGGATTATTAATTATTTGAGCAACACCACCAAGCGATAGAATTAAATCTCTCCACTTAATCTGTGCCTTCTCACGTTCAGTATTACGGTTCTTCCAAGTGCTATGTTTTACCTCAAGGCTTACAAACTGCCCGATGGTTTGACCTACCATATCGGCTGTTATTAACACAGGTTTAATACCTATTAAGTCGGCTGATTTGATCACCGTGTTCAACTGTGCAGAATCATTCGCTAAGCCCCACCGCATAAATGCACCGTTTTCTAACCGGCCGGCACCGACATTATTACGCCAGATACGCATACCAAGTTCTGACGCACGGATTCTGATTAATTGTTGTATATCTGATTCACTTGTCATATTTTTCCACCACGTCAAACATAACTTGTCTAAGATATTCCACACCGCGATACTCTTCAGCTAATACGGGGTTGTCGACTGCCCATTTGTAATCAATTACTGCTTGTAATAAGTCTTTCATAAGATGTTCTTTGAATTCTTTCATTTAATTCCTCGGATTCTTTTTTATTAAGGGCTTGTGCCGTCAACACATCGATCCCAAACGTAATATAAAATAACCGTTGTGCCATGGGTATATCAGTCATCCCAGCAGCCCATTGTGCCATTGTCGCTTTTAGTTCTTCCCTTGCTGCATGACGCTCCCTGTTTGTCTTTGCCACAGAAGCAACTACTACTGGTGAAGCATTGTATGGTGTTTTGACGAGACTGTCAATTTTTCCTCTCAATTGAGCAAGAACTTCCGGCGATAGCTCTTGCAAATCCCCGTCAACAAACTCCGGCCCCGCCCGACTGGCCGGTTCTGTAACTGATCCACAGAACGGACACTTCGGACCAATCTCCCGTGCGTATACAGCAAAGCACTCAGGACAGGTTCTTACTCTAATGATGTCCGTTTGTGCTGATCGTGAGCGTTTCTCGCGACGTCCTAGTTCCCATTCACCGCCAACAACATATTTCATCCAGGAAGCAGAATGACGGGCAACATTGGAAACATGGTCAATGATGATGGCTGTTTTTCCAGGGACCGGATTCAACGGGCGACACATTTGCTGATAGAATAAGCTGAAGGATTCCGTAGGCCGGGCGAGACTAACCACTTCCAGGTTCGGAATATCCACACCCTCCCCAAAAATATCCACATTGACCAGTTGCTTCAGTTCTCCGTTTTGGTGCATCCGTTGATAACGTATGCGATCTTCGGCGAGAGTTTCACCGCACACCATCTTGGCAGGAACCCCCGCAGCTCGGAACGCCATAGCCTGTTCATGTGCGGATTGAACATCAACGCAGAAAGTCATTCCTAATTTACCGGGCGCGATCTTAAGATAATGTTTAACCACGTCACCTGTTATATGGGACTTATGCACGGCCTTACGTAGCTTGTCTGGGCTGTAATCACCGGATGCCGTAATGTTCACACTCGATAGGTCTATATCGCTACTAGGTGCGAATATCCTGAAAGGTGCAAGATGACCACGCCGTTCTAACTCTGGATGTGTCGGACCTTTGACAAGCACTTGCAATACACCATCAGTATCAGCACTCAACCCAAGCCCATCGCCTCTCAATGGTGTTGCCGTAACACCGAGACCGTGTGCATTTGGGAACATTGCAACAGCTTTATACCATTTGTTCGGTTTACCTGCCGTAGAACTGAGATGATGAACTTCATCCACGAGCCACAAAGTAACTTGTTTGAACCACGCGTCAGAATGACCCATGCGTATCAGCGTATCAACCGAAGCCACCACCACGTTCGAAGATCGTCGAATGAAGTGCCGACCGTATTCCAGCAATTGAACACGCATACACTCACGTGCTATCGATCCGTCACCGACAATTCGATGTTGCACACCGTTACGTGCCAGCGTGTGAGACAACTGACTGACCAGCTCCGAGCGATGAGCGATTGCACAAACCCCGCCTTGATTATGCTTTATAATATAAGCTAAAATAGCCGACTTACCACCTCTACACGGCAAGACATAAGCAACATTACTATGTTGTTCCCATGCTTGGTTTATATCCAATACTGCTTGTTCCTGATAATCTCTTAATTTCATAACATCCCCTATTGACAACTGCGTTAATTATCACATAAACTATCCGTGTTGTAAATTTTTATCAAACGAGGATTTAACAATGATAATTAATGGTTATGAAATAGAAGCTAATACCGATTTGCGATATTCCAATTTGCGAAATGCCGATTTGCGAAATGCCGATTTGCGATATTCCAATTTGCGATATTCCAATTTGCGAAATGCCGATTTGCGATATTCCAATTTGCGATATTCCAATTTGCGAAATGCCGATTTGCAGGGTGCCGATTTGCGAAATGCCGATTTGCGAAATGCCGATTTGCAGGGTTCCTATTTGCAGGATGCCAATTTGCAGGATGCCAATTTGCAGGGTGTCTATTTGCTAAATGCCAATTTGCAGGGTGCCGATTTGCTAAATGCCGATTTGCGCTATCTAGTTAGCGGTAATAACAGAGAAATTAAAACAATACAATTAGGAGAATGGCAAATAGTAATAACAAAAACTGAAATGAGTATAGGCTGCCAACACCATCCTATAACAGAGTGGTTTTCATTCAATGACAATGTTATTAATGAAATGTCCGATAATGCGCTCGGATGGTGGAACAAAAACAAACAAATTTTAAAACTTATAACGGACAATAACAATGATAATTAATGGTTATGAAATAAAACAAGGCGCCAATTTAACGAATGCCGATTTAAGGGGTGCCGATTTAAGGGTCGCCGATTTAACGGGAGTCCATTTAACGAATGCCAATTTAAGGGGCGCCGATTTAAGGAACGCCAATTTAAGGGACGCCTATTTGATGGAGGCCGATTTAACGAATGCCGATTTAACGAATGCCAATTTAACGAATGCCGATTTAAGGAACGCCAATTTAACGAACGCCAATTTAACGAACGCCAATTTAATGGGAGTCAATTTAAGATATACGCTATGCGGTAATAATAAAGAAATTAAAACGCTACAATTGGGAAAGTGGCAGATAGTAATTACAAAAAATATCATGGCTATCGGCTGTCAACAACATTCCATCGAAGATTGGTTTTCATTCAGAGGCGATACCATTGATAAAATGGCCGGTGATGCGCTCGAATGGTGGACCAAAAACAAACAAATTTTAAAACTGATAACGGAAAATAACAATGATTAAGATAATAGTAACCGATCCAACAAAAGATGAAGCTAAACTGTTAGCCGACTATTTTTATACTTTGTACAAAGAATCGTCCGAACCTGAAGAACCGGCCGAACCTGAAGAACCGGCCGAACCTGAAGAACCGGCCGAACCCGTTGGTCACTGGGCAGAGGAAAAAGCATATTACGAACTCGATGCCGCTCAAATGCCGTGGGACCCGAACAAACATGCGAGCAGTAAAGCAAAGACCGCAAACGGTTTGTGGCGTACACGACGCAATATGGGTAAGACTGATGATGCCCCGGCGGTACCAGTACCACCGGTCGAACCTGTCGTACCAGCGGCACCTGTCGTACCAGCGGCACCTGTCGTACCAGCGGCACCTGTCGTACCAGCGGCACCTGTCGTACCAGCGGCACCAGCGACCATGACGTTCAGTGATTTTGTAACAGCATTGAGCAATGCCAGCAGGGATGGGAAAATAACACGTGATCAGATTAATGCGGCAGTAAATAATGCGGGTGCGCCTTCATTGCCGGCCGTACAAGATCATCTTGAAATGGTACCCGTTATATTAGAGGAGTTGGGTTTATGAGTTATCATCTTAATCCCTCATCCGCACACCGTTGGGTAAATTGCACGGGTAGTGTTGCAATGGCGTATAGATACCCAAGACCAGAAACAGAGGATCGCACCTATGCGGAAGAAGGTATCAGAGCGCATGTTGTCGCTGAAAATATCCTACTGAACAGACCGTATGACGACTCTGATTCTGATATGGTGGAAGGCGGTTTATTGTATGCTGATACAATAAAATCGATGGTATCGGATATAAAGAAATGTATCATTGAAGGTTATGTTACTGCACCTACGATACATAAAGAATTAGGAGGTACTCCCGATTGTTATAATTTTGATAAAGAAAATAACACGATACATATTTTCGATTACAAATACGGTTTCAAATACGTTGATGTTTTCGAAAACTGGCAATTGTTAAGTTATGCGGCGGCGGTATTAGCGAATACAAATCACGCCGACGATGTGATGATAAACATGGTTGTTGTGCACCCACGATCTTACTGCAAAGAAGGTCCGGTTAGAATCTGGTCAATGTACAAACATAACTTGTTACCTTACTTTGCTAGATTGAAAGAAGCTGCTGACGCAACGCAAACACCGAATGCACCCTGTGTATCAGGTTCGCATTGTTATAAATGCCCGGCAGCGCACGCTTGTGTTACCCTGCAACAATCTGCCTATAGCGTATGTGACTTAACATCCGATGGTGAATACGTACTCGATGACCAAACCATCGGCGCCGAATACATCATGCTACTTGAAGCACAAGACCGTTTGAAAAGCCGTATATCTGGCATCGAAACTGATCTTGAATATCGATTGAAAACCGGCCGTTCGGTTCCTGGATTCACACTAGAATCAACGGTAGGTCGCGAAGGTTGGAACATACCGGATAATCAAGTGATCGACACCGCCGATATGCTTGGTATTGATGTTAGCAAGATCGGCGTCATAACACCAGCACAAGCACGTAAGAAAGGGCTCAATGCTGAAGTTGTAGCGTCAATGTCAGAACGCAAACCGGGCGCTATTAAACTGGTTAAAACTCGTAAATTATTTGGTTGACATTGACACAATCGTCAATTAAACTGATAACTCAAAACTAAAACAATAGGAAAACTAAAATGGCACAAGAAATATTATTACCCGTATCAAGAATGATTGGCGGATCAGTTTACACGCCACAATTACAATTTACAGAAAATAATCAGCCTGTCGTTGATGTCAGAACCGGCGTTCAAGTTGCCGATTACAATATCGGTATTGCAATACCGAAACAAGGTGAACAATCTTGGGCAGAAACAGAATGGGGGAAATTTATCAAAGCGATAGGCGACGCGGCTTATCCTGGTCAATCACTGGCACCAACATTTAGCTGGAAGATAACCGACGGTGACAGCCAAATACCGAACAAAAACAACAATCGTCCATGTGATCAAATTGGTTATGCCGGTAACTGGATTATATGGATGCGTCAAAGATGGTCACCTACAATTTGCGATCTGAAATCACAACCATTGACAACACCTGATGCTATTATGTCAGGGGATTGGGTTCAATGTTATGTATCGGTCGCACCTAATGTACCGCGTCCAGGTAAAAGCCATACACCCGGTATTTATATCAACCCTATGGCGGTAGCATTTGTTGGTTATCATAAAGACGGGCGTATTACGGGAAGCGCTGTAAACGTTCAAACGATTAAATTCGGATCAGGAGCCATGCCTGCAGACGTGTTGGCGACACCTGTCGGTAATGTTGAACAGCCTGACGTTGTGCAGTTCGTACCACCACCGGCCGCACCAGTACCACCACCGGCCGCACCAGTACCACCACCGGCGCCGAACACCGCCTTCCTTGAGGTACCGGCGCGTGTTATGACACCGGCTGCCAATGGTGCCACGTATGAACAAATGATCGGGGCAGGGTGGACAGATGAATTATTACGTCAACATGGAATGATGCTTTAGGATTTATAAATGAGCAAGATAAGTCACTGGCAGCTACAAATAAGCGAGCCACAACGATCATATAGATGCACGCAAGACATACATGTTCTTGCGCCAGAAATGATCGACGCTGTAAACAGAGTTGCAGAACTATACCCCACATCAAGAATTTTTAGCTGCATACATAAAGGTACGTTTGAAGGTAATTTGTATATGCGCCCTAAAAATATCATTACACAGGAAGATGATGTGTAACGCAGAACTAAGGCGCGCCGAGAACGGCGCTAATATAAACCGCGATGCTTAACGGCGTCGCCTTGAGTGCCGGGTTATACCGGCTGGATTTGATTATGAAAGACAGCGTATTGATTGAACTTGCAAAAAAATGGGAAGACGAAGCGCGAACGCCTCAATGCCAAGATGGTTCGCCAGGGGCAGAAATTGGGAATGCCGAAGCGCATGGACGGCGACAAGGATTAAGGATGTGTGCTGATGCCCTGCGCATGTTGGTTGACCTTTTAGGCAGTAAGAATGAAGACGACAGATTTGATCCTGTTGTTAAACAGCGTGAAGCATAACGCATATTAGACACCGGCCTTCGGGCCGGTAACTTGGAGATAATATGACGGCTGAAGAATTCGGTAAATATTGGAATATGAACGGTGTAAAATTATACAACTGCCTGTATTACGCCGGGGCGTACGATGTGATGTACATTTGTGAATCGTGCGATCATGGCTATAAGGAAACGCTAACCACTTGCCCGCACTGTGGTGCGTCAAACATGGTAGCGCACAAGTCGGATGTAACCGCCGCCATGGATTGTGAGCTGTATCCTAATTATTTCCTTTGTGCGTTCGATACCGGCGAGTATTTTGAACTGTATGACGGGCATCCCCTGGATCATGCCGGATTAAAGAAAGCATTGTCACGTTACACGTTGATCACATTCAACGGTATAAACTACGACGTACCTATCATAACCGCCGCATTATCAGGATGTAGCAACACAGAACTAAAGCAATTATCAGACAAGTTAATCGTCGATAATGTCAAGCATTGGGACTTGATTCGGTCTATAGAATGGATCGATCATATTGATTTAATCGAAGTAGCACCAGGACAAGGAGGTCTTAAAGCCTACGGTGCGAAGATGCACACGCGCAAGTTGCAAGACTTACCCTACCCGCCGGATCTTATAACCGAATGGTATCACAAAGCGTTACTACGCGAATATTGCAAGAACGACTTGGCGGTTACCCGTGAACTATTCAACAAGCTGGAATCACAAATAAAACTGCGGAAGGAGATGAGCAAACAATACGGTATTGATTTGAGAAGTAAGTCCGATGCTCAAATCGCTGAAACCGTGCTTAAAAAACTATTACCATTCAAACCAGAAATTCCCTATATACCGCCCGGAACTGCGTTCAAGTACAGACCTCCCGAATGGTTAGAGTTTATTAACTTGCCAGTGCTTGATATTGTCAGGCAATCCACGTTTATTATTAGCGATTCAGGTGGTGTAACAATGCCGGATGAACTGGCAAAAACTTACATTGAAATTGGAAATAGCCGATATAAGATGGGTATCGGTGGGTTACATTCAACTGAATCGAACGCGAGTTATGTAGCTAACGATGATTATGTATTGCGTGATCATGACGTTGCGTCATACTATCCGAGCCTGATAATTAATACCGACATTGCACCACCGCAATTAGGCGATTATTTTAAACAGATTTATAAGGGATGGTACGATTCTCGGATCGTAGCGAAGCACCGTTCTCAAGAGATTAAAGGATTGCTGAAGGAACAACCCGAATTTGAACAAGAATACAAGCGCTATATCGTCGATTCTAACACGAAAAAAATTACCTTAAATGGAAGTTTCGGAAAATTGGGATCTCGATATAGCATCTTTTATGCTCCAACTAAGCTTGTGGAAGTCACGCTAACAGGTCAATTGTCACTACTCATGTTGATAGAACGAATGGAGCTGGCAGGTATTCCGGTTGTATCGGCCAATACCGACGGGATCGTGCTTAAATGCCCGCGGTCACATGAATGGGTGGCCGATGACATTATTGCGTGGTGGGAGCAAACAACCGGATTCAGTACAGAAGAAACCCGCTACAAAGCGCTATATAGCCGCGACGTTAATAACTATATAGCCATTGGTGAAGATGATAGCGTTAAGTTAAAAGGTGCGTTCGCGCCGCCTATGGGCGGGCTGTCATGGCCGAATCCGACTGCGGAAATATGCACGGATGCCCTGGTAGCATATTACAAAGACGGTACGCCTATCGAGCAAACAATCCGTGAATGCACTGACATACGCAAGTTTGTAAGCGTGAGAGCTGTGAAAGGTGGTGGATGGTATAGCAATAGACCAATGATACCGAAGAAAACCAGCAAGAGGAAGATGACCGAGTTATGCCAGCAATACGGTGCTGATAGTTACGACGATCTGTTAAAATGGGCAAACGGGAACCTGGAATATTTGGGCAAGATCGTCCGATGGTATTACAGTACCGGATCGGTAGGTTATATCAGGTATCAATCCGGTAATCTGGTACCTTGTTCTGAAGGTTGTACACCATTGATGGAATTACCCGAGTCATTGCCAGACGATATAAATTTTCAATGGTATATTGACAACGCTGTTAATAGCATCCTATAATTAACCATGCCTGATATAACCATGTGCATACAAAAGCAATGTGCAATATCTGAACATTGCTATAGAAAACAAGCGATACCTAGCCAATGGCAAAGCTTCGCGGAATTTAAGTATCAAGATGGTAAGTGTGATTATTACATACCAATACGTAAATTAAACAACGAGAATTAAACCAATGAGTAACTACACAATCGATATTATCGAAACAATCGAAAGACTTATTAATCTGGAACTTAAGCCGTCTATACATGCGAGAGACGAACAAGCTTGCTTAATGCGTATGAAAGCAAACTTAGCAGAACTTAAGTTTTTAATAACCGAAACAATGGCAACAGATGAGGATCACTTAAGATGAAAACTTTTGATGCTATAGCGCTCTATGTTGCGTTTAAATTTATAGAAATTGTTTATGGAAATCCGCTGATAACAACCATGTTTGTAATACTTTACGTTGTGTTGGTAGAAAATAGCGGTCACAACACAGCAGCATACTAACTATGAAATACTTTAAATTACTATTACTTAACCTTATCGTAGCGTCGGTCATCGCCATGTCATTCGTCGGTTTTGTTAAAGCCGATGGACTGGATGATCCTTCTTTTTATCACACACCCACAAAGCGCCGTACTTACGGTGATACGTTTGATTTTTGTATGTCATCAAAATTCAATAATCAAAATAGACAGTGCCGGCAATATGATGACATGGGAGCGTTCAATTGGCCGTCTGAAATCGTTGACATTCCAACTCAATCGGTTGTTGTGCCAGTACCTACCAACATTGATGTTCCAGAACCAGAACAGGTATTGTTGCTCGGTCTTGGATTACTTGCACTTTGGTTTTATAAATTATGAACTGGTCGAAATTGTCTTTTCCTCCTATCAACCTGTGGTCGTTACCATTCTTTAAGAAACTTGAATGTAAACATACCCACTGGATGAAACTGCACAGTTTAAAAATTGAAATATGTTACGACTGTGGATCTGAACGACCAATAACCAACGACATGCCGAGGCATACACGATGAGTAAAACGCTGATTCCGGCGACGGATGATTTTAAACAATGCGGATTCCAAAGGCGCAAAACTGGATTAAGAATCAAACACCAAGGAGCAAAAAAATGAACGAATGGCCCGGTGGAAAAAGACACGCTATGGATCAAGGCGAGCATGAGCGATGGAATGCCACGCATTACCCTGGAACGCGGCAACTTTGCTGCAAATGCGACGATCCAACTGGAAATTGTGATGAAGACGGAATTTTTAATGACGATGGAGAGCCCTATTGTCATGATTGCGCCATTGGGGCTGGACTTTTGGAAGCCGCCACACACGGAACTTTAACAGCGCAAATGCTTGCCGGGCGGCTTGTCCGCTTGAACTAAGAGTTATACATAGGAGATAAAAGATGACATTAATTGAAGTTTTACGCGGTGGCCGTCAATGTGACAATGACGGCGTAGAGATAATTATGAGCAGACAGGCGTGTGTAGAAGCGGCAGATGAGCTTGAAAAACTTCGAGCGTTGCTGGCTAGATACCGCGATGAAACACCTATTGCGCATCAGCCACACATGCTTGCACACTTGGTAGACAAAGCTCTCTGCAGAGACGTATAACGCAATTTAGACACCTGTCCGCAGTTACTAACACCAGGAGAATTAAATGCAAGTTATTAAAATGATTGTAACTTGGGCAATTTTAGCGGTTTTTCTGATAATGATTTACTGGAGATCAAAGCGATGAACGAACGTGATAAAAGAGCAAACAGTCTAAAGCTAAACCCTAGACCTAAACAAACAAATTACTTTAAACATTTTCATATCGATCCGCCTGCGACGGATATTGATATTATCAGCAAAGAACGGATACAACGGTGTGTTGCCTGGAGGAATGGCAAATGAAACGCAATGTGGGTATTGGCTTATATCCGTTGGTGTTCGCCGGTTGTATCTTGATTCTCATCGTAGGTATTACCGGCATTGCAATTCGGGCTATTGTGTATCAATTAATCGAAGGTGTTATTCATGAAACTTAAAGCATTATTGGAAGGACTTAAAATTGAAAACCCGGAATATTGGGCGGGTAGGTCGGAAAAAGAATTGAACGATCTTGGAAGGTGCTTGTCCAACCAAGTCGGAAAACTAGACAGTCAACTTGTTATTGAGTCATTAGTAGAATGTTCTGACCGATTGAGAATATTAAAAGATAACGGCCGGGCGAAACTGCTTGATAACCTTGCTATCGATAATGCTGATTTTGCGCTGGCCGCCGTTGGAGTTTTCAAAGATGATCAATAAGATTCGCTATATGAACGATGAAGAAAAAATCGAATTTCTAATCAAGCAGGAACGACTAAGAATAATCGAACTGCTTGAATTAGAAATTAGTAACAATATCGAACCGTACAACTACACCGCTAATATCGTATTATCTGAATTAAGACGCTTCAACGTATGGCCTTATCTATAACCATATTATATTTCACCATTTGCTTCACAATGGCGTCATCTAATGCTTTAGTGCTTGAACTCTTGGCAAGCAATACCTTTCTTTGACGTTTCAATTTATCGATACCTAACTCAATCTTATGAAGCGCGGTTACATATCGCGCTTCGGGATTCTCCCGTAAATATTCGGCGCGTTCTTTTGGTGTCAATGTTTCAAGCTCTTCCTTATGTTCAAACATCGTTTTGATATTGTCGTAATACCCGGATCGTTCGGCCTCATTGCCGGATGTTTTACCCAAAATACGACCCAATACCGGGACTTTATAAAGTGGTAATTCTTCTCCGCTTGTTAATCCTGTAGCGGTTTCGAATGTTTTAACAATTTCCCTGCCTGTACCTCCGGTTAATTGTCCGAATACATAACTTATCTGATCACCTGTGGGTGACCAGAACCCTTGCTTTGCTTCGGTCCCACCGGTTGCTATGTTGATTGCTTTGGCCGCACCTTTAAACAAACCGGATGTATTATCCCGCGTTCGTGTGAATCCGGGTGTCGGTTTCAGGCTGTTAAAATCTTCCTTGTAAATAGCACGCCCACGCCAGTCCTGGTTTCGCATTAGATCGATTATAGGATCAGCAACCGTAGGTGTTATCGAACTCCAAATGTCACTACCACCTAAAGGATTAAAGGAGCTAGCTACCGATCCTAAAAGATTACCAAAACGCTTCATGTTGCTTATCTTATTGCTACCAATAAACGACTCGACAAATGTACGCCCTACGTTTGGAATTACACTAAATCCTCTCGGTAACGGTATCGCGACATAACCTTTCATACCAGGTAATGTTAGAATAAATGAGGATGCTCTGACATGATCTGGTATCTTGTCCCATTCATCAGCACCCATATTCATGACACCCAACAAAGTCATTATTGCACCCATAGCGACACCACCCGCAAGTATTTGTTTACCGGCAGGTCCTCTCATAGTTTCGATAACTTTAGTATTACCTTGAATAGCTGCATTTAAAAATGCAAAATAAGCGTTTAATTTTTGTACCTTAGCACCTTTTCTATTAAAGTTGATGGTCAAATTCTTGGCTATAGATGCCGCGCGTTTATTCGACATACCTTGCGCTTTGGCCTCCTGGTATGCTGAAAATCGTGTCGAATGTTCCATAATCGTATTGAAATCGCTTAAAAATTTTGGAAACGATTGCCTGATAAAATGAATTGGCGCACTGTCGCCCAATCGTTTTAATTTTTCTTCTATTGATTTATTTCGTTTGCTAATATCTTCGAACATATTGGTAAAACCAATAGCACCACCTTCGCGTAAGAACTCTTGGTATTCCTGATTCATCACGTCAGTACGCAACGATGTAGATATTGTGCCAAGTGCTTTTGGGATACGTGACATAACGGCAAGCTGTTTACCATGCAGTGGGGTATTGGTTAATGTTAGCATTGATCCTCCCGTATCCAACAATAGGTTGAATACACCAAATGCCAAATTATATTGCGTATTTACTGCCGCAAACCATCGTGTTCCCTTCATTGCCACCTTTTCAACGGAATCCAATGCAACACCATCAAGATTTTGCAACGATAGCGCTAGATCCATATTGCTTTCTAACTTGTCGTTGAATACGATATATGAATCTTTACCATCGACACGGAAACTCACCACGTTTGGCTTTTGCTTCATAACAAAGTAATTAGCCGCAACGGGTTCAACCAAACCATTAACAAGTTTGTTTTGAACGTCGGGCGTATTGACTTCGGCAAAATCAGGATCAGGGTTTTCTTCGATAAAATTTGCCAGTGTTTGTGTAACCAGATTCTTTTCACCACGTGTTATCATTTGCTCACGGGCAGCGGCTAAGTGTGCCATGATGTTTGTAACATCGGCATTTGATCCCGTTGCCTGTTTCATACCTGAACCGCTAACACTAAAACCTTGTCCTATAGGTTGGCCGAACCCACCTTGCTCCGGGTGTGCCTCGTCACGATGCAACGGCACATAATGTTTCCATTGAGCCTTTAGAGCATCAACGGATTCTTGAGTTTCCATGCCGTATTCAACCATCAAATCGAGCGTACGTTCTGTTATATCGTCAACCTTATCGCCAAGTTTGAACATAATCGGATCGGCGTTATCCAAGATAGCTTGTGCAGTATCATCACTCATACCAGACAACGACAAACGTTCTTCCTCAGTGCCGCGGAACGGTTTAGCATTTGACCATAGCCGTATTTCCTTGTCGTCCTCCGATTCTTGTGCGCGTTCAAGATTCTCGTCGATTATATACTGGCTAGGATTACGCCTAGCCATTTCAGCATTACGACTTTCCGCATGACGTGCTTGCAAGAATCTTTGGAACGTATCAAGGTCGATCTTGTTATCGTGCAATTCCTTTAATAAAGGGTCGATCTCAGTATCGTTAAACTCTTTGATTAGTTGCGCCCGTCGTTGACTATAAAGTTCTTCAGCAAGGTAACCGTCGGTATCTTCTGTGACCGACCCGACTTTTTGCTGTTGCCGTTTTAATCCAATAAGACGATCCTGATAATCGTAGATTATTTTGTCCAGTTTATCTTCGGACACTGCGTTAGACGCGCGTGAGTAACGGATGTCTGGTGTCGAATCCATCTTCACACCGTTCCATTTGACAATCACATCGGCATCAGGCACGTCGGCTGTTTCTCTTGGTGGGGTCATACGTAAGAAGTTATCGTCCATCTTCGCCCGCGCTTGTACGTTACGCGCTTCGACTTCACCCGCAAGGTTTTTGTAAGCTCTAAACGCCCCTTCTCTGACAGTTCTTCTCGTCTCGTCCATCAGATGTTTTATACCTGATAAATCACCTGTCGCTCTTAAATCAGCTATTTGTTGTTGGATTGCATCGTATTTGTTTTTGTATTCTGTCGGCCATTCAATCATTCTAATGTCGCGTGGACTACCACCGGACGCGAACCCTTCGATGGTTTGAATACCGTGCTGTAACTCATGCAATAAGGTTGATTTAACATTGCTCATAACAACATCTTCACCAATGTAAATAGTGTCCATGCTGATAGCAGCACCTTTACCGTCCTGTGTGGTTACTGTGATGTCTTTTAACTTCGGATAGGCGGCAAATAGTTTTGGATGATCCAGGATGTCACCGACCTTAACAGGTTCGAGAATACCTTGCTCCAATTGCTTGTTGTACAGATTACGAGCAACATCACCGAACGATCCTCCATCTTCTGAATAAGGCTTCTTTAATGTAGCTTCAGAATCACCTATCTCATATTTCCATTTGCCGTCATTGCCTTTATGCCAGCCGGTATCTTGTCGTACTGTTTCAGCATCCTCACCGGCATCAATACGATCTTGCGCGGTTGATAGTGCAAAGTCGTCTGCTGTTTCGGATTGTTCCCCGGCGAATGAATAGCGTTTACCACCTGTTGTTCCGGTCGTATCACCAACTTTAGCACCATACCCGGCCATAGCAACCAAGTCACTCGGATTCAATGTTTTAATGAATCCGAGTGACAAACCATTACGCAACAGATAAACACGCACTGCACCCAGAAAATCCTTTATTGCTTTGATGACCTTACCCGGTAATGATGTTGGTTTGGTTTGGTATTGGGTCACCATGTACGCGCCAAATTCTTCAACCTGATCTTGATAGGGCGTATCGGCAGATTTAACCCTGCGCGCGGCTTCAATTTCCATTTTGGAACCTTTGCCGTTAAGAGCTGCGTTAAAACGATCTTCGAGAGCTGACTTGAATTGGTCAAACGTCTGCATCACTTTCTTGTCAGTCGCTAATGCCCGGTGTAATAACTCATGAGTAAGAACCGGATCGATGTTGTTCTTGTTGAGCATATCGGCCACAAGATACAACTTGTCGTTGGTTTTGTCGTAGAGTGCTTCAACGCCAGCCATATCTTTGCTGAACTTCTCGGTTATACTTACATCTTCATCAGAAAAAATAACGTAGTTGTAAGCATCGGATTTACCTGCTTCAGCTTTGTAACGTATGCCGCGTATGCCTAATGAGTGAAGATAATCGGATGCGGCTTTGTCACGTTCAGATGGGTTTATATAACTCCCTTTTGGTGCAGATTGTTCGTAAATCTTTTTACCGGTATTCCAATCTTTATCAGGATAACCTTTACCTCCCAACGCACTCTTAACCTTCTCGCTTTGCTCACTTAGCGGTTTGTCCCAATCAAGATAATCGTCTTGTTCGGGTGCGAGTTCTACTTGGTAGAGTTTGCCTTTATTCAACGATGAGATTCTTCCCTTAACTTCAGCAACAAGAGTTTCGTAACGAGGTCTGAAATAATCTGTATATGTTGCTATCTCCGCAGATACTTTATTCCAGTCCTGACCAGTTGAAAAATAAATTTGCACTATCGTTTGAACGTTATCAATGTCCGTTTTCTCAGAATATCCAAGTGATTTGGCTATTTTTATACGATCAGAGTTTTTATTTACATCGATAATACCTACCTTCTTAGCATCGACCGTGACGACTTTTTTAGATAGAATTTCTCTATACCATTCGGCAATTTCCTTCTTATCGGTAAAGTATAAACCATAACCAAACGCTTGAGCACCTTCGCCCGTTCCGATCTTGCTGGAATCAAACTTATTATGATCATGCGGTGAACCGTGCCAGACGGTGTGATATAAAGCGTTACCCACTTCCTGCAATGCACCGGGTAATTCATCAACCGATTGCACCACGTTTAACTTACCGGCACTGACAAGATCATTAACGCGCTTCGGTAACATACCTTTTACATCATCGATAGTACTGCCCGTTGTGTCGGTTGTTTTGCTGAACTTAACATCGGCAGTCTTATCGATAACGACCATTCTCGCATTAACGCCAGTATTGACAGGTAATGACGGATCGTTGAATGTACCTTCGGCAAGTTTCTCAACCGTACCGCCGACTTTATCCAACCAGTCACGAAAGCCTTGTGCCTTTTTATCGCTTCCAAAGAACACACCTTCGCCCATGATAGCAACCAGACGACCGTCGTTATTCAACAAGTCATAAGCATGTTGTACGTGTTCCATATCCCGTCTATCAGAGAAAGGCGGGTTCATTATAATGCGGTCGTACTTGTCGGTTATATCCATGAAGTCACGACCGACAACATTAAAGCCTTTTGCTTCAAGTAATTCTTTACGGTCGTTTGACATTTCAACAACGTCGGGTTCGACACCTGATTCACGGATTCTTTCGGCAATATGCCCCATACCGGCAGACGGTTCCAATACCTTCATACCTTCTTTAATATCAGCAATACCAACCATTTCATCGGCAGTTGCCGCCGGGGTAGGGAAGAAATCAAGACCATCGTTTCGACGGCCTATCATTTCCCGTTCCATTTGCTTGATCTTATCGGGTTTCTCGGCGGGCTGCATTAAGCCAATATATTCACGGACCGCCGCGCGTAACTCGGCAGGCGTTTCAATACCCATGCCAGATAATCGCCTACGCTTGTCGTAAACATATTCGAATTGCCACGGTACCGACACAGACTTACCACGACGCGCGGCCTTGCCTACTGACTCCACAAGTTCAGCACCGAACGCCGGACTAAGTGTTATCATCTTGTCATCGTCGCCTTTCCATATCCCGCGATTCATAGCTTCGGATGGGCTTAATACGATCAGGTTTTCACCTCGCTTAACTGGCAATGGTATTGCTGTACCTTTAAACCCACTTCTACTTATCGCTTCTTCTGCTATTGCTTTTGATTTAAACGCGGCCTTACCATCCTTTGTAGAAAATACATGCACCTTATCAAGATTCTTTTTGGCAAAGTCCAGATACGCTTTGGTAACATCGTCGGCAACATCAAGAATACGTTTGCCTATTTTCTTTGTCCCATCGACCTCGATTAACGCCCGTCCTAATTTGGCAAGTTCTGAACGGTGCGCCGAGTATGCTGGATGATCGATATAATCCGCGGTTTCTTGGTTCGGTAATTCCCCTTCATGTTTTAATCTATCACCATAATTCGGATACAGTTTGCTTAACTTGGTGTATTGCGCCGAATTCATTATGCTTTGTAATAACTCGACTTGCACCTTTTGTCGGACTTTATCAAAAAACGTGCTTGTTCCGTTTTCAATACTGTTAGCAATGTTCCGCATTGTAACGGCCAGCGCTTTGTCTGCATTTGCGTTAGCTTCGGCACGCGCCGCCATACCTGCTCGGCGTGCGGTGTTTGCTTTACGGTCCTGGTTCAAACTATCGTCGGCCTTAGCTTCTAGGCGGTCGGCCATTTCATTCAGACGATCAACCGCGCTTTGTGTTTTATCATCGGCAAATGAATCTCGGATCGATTGCGCTTGTTCAGCATCACCACCAAGATATTTTAAGAAGGCTTCGGCGTTCTCCTTGGTTTTAAATTGAAAGCCTGGAACGGCACCGGCACCTCTAAACGATGAATAGTAACCACCAAGACGTTTGGCTGTAGTATTCCATTGGTTGTAAATCTCACGATCAACTCTATCGGCAGCCTTTGCGACGAATAAATCCTCGCCGGTTTTAGTGTGCTTGGTTTCAATAATATCCCCACTCGTAGTTTTAACGGTTGTCGTAATCTCGGGCACTGTTGATTTACGATCCCCGCGTGTTTTCGTAGCGGCAAGTAAGTCAAATTCGGCACGTTGTTCGGGCGTAAATGCCATACGTGCTTCAGCGAATGACATACCGCCTTCGATCTTTTTACGCATGATACGCGAATAATCGTCGATTGTTTTCGGATCTTCCATGCCAGCTTCAGCGGCTTTCTTGTATTCTTCGCGTTCTTGCTTACCTTTCTTTATTATATCGGCGTGCGCTTTTATATCGTCGTCGGTAATCTTTGCCAAACCGATTCTTACTTTCTTGGCAATGGCAACATGCGCCGGTTCTTTGCTCATGAAATCGACTGAATAAGAAAACATATCCTTACCGATCCAATAATCCATAAGCATCGATTCATAAGCATCATTAACCATATCGGCTTTTGTGGCATCCGGTCTTACATACCCGCGGATACGATCTGCCAGTTGTGCCTTTGTCATCTTTGACAATTCAGCATGTATCGATTCTTTGTTTGATACCAGCTTTTCGAATTCAGATCGCATTTCATCGGCGGTAATATCACCCGAATCAATTCTTTCAACAATCTTATCCTGATATTCTATTGTTGCTGGTTCTTCGACCTTACGTCCTTTCGGCGGTTCTGGGGGTGTGGTTTCTTCTTCCTGATCAATACCGTACTTTTCTTTAAACTCGGCAAGTAGTTCGTCTTGTGTTTTGCCTTGTACACCGTCCAAAGTTTTACCGGATTTCTTGAGTCGATCTTTTGCCGATTTGATTGCACTTGATTTAGAATTATCATATTCAGTATTATTAATTCCCCTTCCAGTCGGACCATCAATAACCACCCAAGATGACTTGTCACCTTCGAACCGCTGACCAACAAACATTGGACGATCTCCGTATAACGTCAACGGTTCGATGTTCGCATAAACCAATGTTTCTTTTCCTAAACCAAAACCTAATTGAGTACCACTTGCTTGTGCTGCAAAATAAGCGTTTTCGTACTCACCATCTTTAAGAAAATTAGTAACGACTCGACTGACAGGTGTGTTCTGTTTCGGACCGGCACCTTCTACTTTAGGCCCAGTGTCGCGGGTCTCTCTGAACCCAGGTGATGCCAATACCTTTTTCTTGAATGCTTCAAGCGATACCTTGTCATTGGTTACTTTGTATTGCGTACCCATGCCCGGTATTTTAAACGTCAATTTATCATAAGCTTTGGCTTCCATGTCACGCAATTCTTTGGCCTGTTTTACGTATGCGAGACGCGATACGCTTGCAGCACGAGCATCATTACCGTTACTTTTACGGTTAGCATCATGACGATAATTGTCAACCAGCATCTTTTTTGATTCTATCGCATCGTATTCATCATCGGTCAAATCCTTACGTACCATTGTTTCAGGTGCATTCAGGATTGCTTCATTGATCTTACCGACCAACCATTCACGCGCTTCGGTTTTGTTACGTACAGGATTAACGATCTTGTCGCGCGACTCTTTCAACGATGCGAGCTTATCTTCTGCATCAGTTATCGCTCGTGCGTCTATTTTGGCCTGTGCGGATGTGAATGCTTTTTCGCCTTTGGTTTGTTTTTCTGCAAGTGTCTTTTCGGCTTTCTTTATCTCACCGTTCAGATTGTTAAGTTCTTTAGATTTTTCAGATACAACCGCATTACCACTTTGTTTATACGCCAAACGCGCGGCGTGATACTCGGCAGGTGTCTTGTAATCTTCCGCTAATGGAACCTTATCGGGTGATAAATTATCAATATTTGATACCCCAACATTGCCGGTGTTATCTTCAACTCGTTCAATGTCTCCACCGCCCAGTTCGCTAGGTCGTTCCCCATTTCTAACTCTATCATTTCCTGTTCCATACTCAGTCCTCAGTTGATCATGTGATTGTTGTAACAGTCCTTCAGGCACGTCTTTGTTACCAGGAAGGTTCTTGTAGTCATCAAAGGATAACGCGGCCTGTGCCTTATCTACTTCAGCATCATAGTTGTCGATAATGGCTTTGTGCGCGTTTTCCTTTGTAGCCTTGCTGACGTTCGGATTCGCTTTGTTGTACTCGGTGTTCGCTTGCTTAATGTACTTCGCTTTGCTCAGTGTTAGGATAGGTGGTGTTGTAGAAGTAACCGCCGATGGTGCGCTTTGATCAAGAGGCGTCGGCGGTGTTGTTTGTAAGTCAGGATAATCATTCAATACTTCTTGCGGTACGGGTTTACCTTCGGCAAGTGCTTCCTGTACCCGCTCTTTATGTACTGAAATAAGCGAATCGTAATATCTAGCGTCAGCTTCGATGTTGTTTTTAGATTTCAAACTCTCTGATTTATTAGCCCATTTCGCCGAATGTATCGATGTTTTGTTTATAGTTGCACGGTTGGCACGACCTGATTTCAAAACGACCGCGCGTTCTTGTGCCAGTTCTTTTCTTGTTTTCGCCCAATTTTCTTTATTACCAAGGCTATTTCTAATGACTGATTTATCTAAAACATCTTTGGATATTTGATCATTGATATATGCCCGGTGCATGGTTTGGTCATAATCCGAATCGTTACGGTCCGGCAATTCTTTTTTAAATTCATCCCGTGTCATTTGCCATGGTTGTTTTGTTTCTCCCGCTGTTGTTGTTCCCGTAGCATTTGGTACAACTTCTGCATTTCCTTCACGATCTGTTCTGATGTTTGGTGGTATTGGCTGTACTTTACTTTCATTGGTATCCTCAGTTGGTTGTTGTATTATCTTACTATTCTGTAAACGATCTATAACGCCGTAAAATTGTTTTTCTTTCAGACCATCCAAACCTATTTCTTTAAGCTGTTTGATGTCGTCCTCTGTTGCAACGGGTATTGGTTGCTGTCTCACTTTATTATCAACATATTCCTTACGTTGCATTTTTTGAATATCGTCCCATGTGCGACCTAATATCAACGGTTCGCGTGTCGCAGTTGGTTTAGGTGTTTCTTTGATCTCAGCAGTAGGTTTCTCCCACACTTGCCCTTGTTCGCCCGGTACATAACCAGCTTGTTTATATTGCTCGTCGATAATCGATTGAACATCCTTACCAGGTACCGTGTTATCTCTAACGATACCATCAACGTCTGGTTTGGGTGTTTCTTTGATCTCGGCCGTTGGTTTCTCCCATACTTGCCCTTGTTCGCCGGGTACATAACCGCTATCACGGTATTGATCCGTGATTGTTTGCAGGATGTCTTTACCAGGAACCGTGTTATCCCGGACAATACCATCAGCGTCCGGTTTTGGTGGCTTAATCTCGGCAGTAGGTTTCTCCCATACTTGACCCTGTTCGCCTGGGACATATCCAGCATTACGGTATTGATCGTTAATCGCGGACAGCATACCACCGGCGCGTTCAGGGATCGTGCGCTCAGCAACAACCTGTTGGACGTCCGGCCACATTTGTTTGGTTTCGACTTGGTTAGGGAAGTTTTTTGTCTGCATCTTACCAAGAACACCGGCTGCGTACTTGGCGTTCTCTTCAGGATTCTTAGAACCGTAATAGTCCATTGCGGCGGCTTTCATATCACCGTCGTGTTTCTTCAACAACTCACCAAGAAACTCAGCACCAGCATGGATATTATAATCAGCGTCTTGTGCCAGTTTGGTAGGATCATATTGAGGGTGCCATTTTGGAATAATCTGCATGACGCCCAATGCGCTACTTGTACCGGGGTTCATAGGCTTGCCGTTCTTATCGAACTGACGAATGCCTGATTCTTGCATTGCCACGGCTTTCAAGAAGTCCATTGGCACACCATACTTACTCGCGGCACTTTCAAATGACGGTTCGTATTGTGTTGGATTCGCCTTGTTGGTTGTTGGTTCTGTCGTTTTTGTAACGGCGGCGGCTTGTGCTGCGATAGCATCGTCGACAGTTTGAGCTCCACCAATCTTGGTTATGTTATCGAGGTTTTCTTTCGGTGCTAATACGTGACCGGCACCCGCGCCAGTAAAACCTAATACTACTGCTACGGTACTACCTGCAATTGCCTCATCCATTGCGCCAGCATTAGGATCGATCGAAGGATCCCGGTATTTTTTATCAGCAATATTTTGGATTTTCTTTTCGTAATATGATTGAGGACCTTCTTGTAATACTTCTGACCCAGTACCTTTTATTAATGTTTTACCTAATCCTGATACAGGTGCGCCTCGTGACAACATACCAGGAATACCTCCGCCTGTAAGTAAACCAAAACCCCCAGTCGATACCGCTGTATTCTTAAATACTTCTTTACCCGCCTTACGCGCGACAATATCTCGCGCTTCGATAGCACGTTCTTCTGTTGTTTTAGTAGGATCAGTTTCATCAGAAAAAGCTTTTTGAAATTCTGGAACGTCATAAAACTTTTCAATAGGAGTGTCGCGATAGCGTGTTTCCGTTTCATCAGCACCCATTAAACCTGAAACAACCCCCTCACTGGCGCTTTGACCTATCGCTGACGGCAATAATCCTGCGATTTTACTTCCCAGTTTAGTGCCCAACAAACCACGACCGATAGCACTACTTCCGGCAAGGGTAACCCCTGCGGCTCCTAGCGGCAGTGCTAGAAGCTCGCCACCAATAGCCATTGCGCCCATTGCAGGAATGGATTCAAATACTGATTGCGATACAGCACTGCCGCTAGGTAATTGTAAATTGCCGCTTTCATCCTTCCATTTTATACCTTCCTTTGCGGCCTTTTGTGCATCAACTGATTGTTGCTCAGTAAACAGCTCTTTATATTCTTTAGCGCGACCTTGCACGAATCGTCCTGTATCTTCAGCCCCTGCCAGATTCAAACCTTCACCAACTGCGCCAATTAAATCAGCACCGCCTTTAAGCAGCGGCATCCCTACATTACTTTGAATTACACCAGGACCATTCGGATCGTTATACCCTATTGTCTTACTAAACTCGGGGAACGGAATGTCAGAATAGTGAGTCTCATGCAGGTATTTGACGAGAGCATCGTCGTCGATACCTTCATAAAGATCGGGGTTTGATTCGCGGATTTGATCAAGTGAGATTGCCATTTTTATAGTTCCGATATATAATGATTTCGATGTATCTTATCACATATTGGAATCCGCTTTCAATCCTGTTGTGCTCGCCTGGAGCGATGCAACAGGATTGAAAGCGGATTCCAAATACGCCGGAAGTCAATCAGTTGAGACAACTGGAAAAAATGAACGATTTAATTGAGGAACAAAATAGAGAATTGCGCCGTGAGCGGATTCGACGGATGTACGACTAATTAACCCGCGCCGGTCGGGTATCCTCGAAAACCGGCAACTAATTTATTTCTCTCCAAAGGAACCTCGCCAGCTTAACCGCTGGCTTTTTTTTATATGACTACAATAGCACACTTAGAAAAATTAACGGGCGATAGTAATTTTATATTGCGAGTGTTTGAAAACGGCGCGTCGTTTGGTGATCCGTACAAGTTTCAAACTGTAGTGACTATCTCGAAAGGGGTTGCCGAGATAAAAGGACTTCATAACGCTAACATAACGAATAGGGATCTAAGGACTATGCTAAGAGCAATTAAAGCCTCCGGCGCCCATCAAGTAAAATGGACACACAAAGGTAAGGAAGTTACTCGGCTTCTTTGATCTTACGTTTTTTCCTAAGCCTGAATAAATCATCCTTTTTAAATCCTTGTTTCTTCAGACCATCTGTGAAATCTTTCAAAACAATCCTATCCCCTGATTCCGTGATTAATGAATCTGCAACAAGATCAAGATATGCATAAGTTTTGGTAGTAAGTACACCGGTCAAAGTGACCGGTGTAACTGAATCATCGAGTTTGAACGCAATAACATTTTCGAACCATTCGAACAAACGGTTCTGATCATACGGTGTTATAGAAAGCACGTCCGCGATAATATCATCAAGACTCGCCTTAGCAACGTACAATTTGTTATTGCTGTTCGGTATAAACATAATCAGCAGCGTTTACCGCCGCCACCTTTTTTCTTTTTACAACCCATATCATTCACCTATAATCCAAATTAAACTACGCGGTTCGATTGAGAATCCTCAGTCCTAAGACCACGCTTTAGTATTATACCATCAATTCCTTCCTATCGCCCATTGGAATCCGCTTTCAATCCTGTTGCATCGCTCCAGGCGAGCACAACAGGATAAATTGGTACGAGTTTCAACCAGTCCGAGATACAAGCAACAGCTTAAGCCGCTACCTTATCAAGTTGATATGACTGTCCACTCATGGCGATCCCCGCCATTTTTATATTTATGGCTGCGTTCAAGTCGCGATCAAGCACTAAACCACATTCGCACTCATAAACCCGTTGCGATAATTTCATAATACGGACTTGGCCGCAAGAACTGCAAGTCTTGGTTGACGGCTCCCAGCGGCTAATCTTAACCACCTGCTTGCCATACCATGAAGCCTTGTATTCAAGCTGTCGATTCAACTCGAAGATGCCAACATCAGCAACCGCTTTACTTAAACAGCGGTTTTTCATCATGCCTGACACATTCAAATCTTCAACACAAATCACATCATTCTCGCTCACTAATTTTGTTGTGAGCTTATGCAAGAAATCTTTCCGAGAATTGGCTATCTTCTCGTGAATCCTTGCTACTACAATCCGTTGCTTCTTCCATCCGTTACTGCCTTTCTTTTTACGGCTTAAAACCCGTTGCGCCTTATTCAATCTACGCTGGTAATAATAAGTGTACTTCGGTGCGCCTGAGTGGAAACCATCACTGGTAACAACTACGTCCTTGATTCCAACATCAATACCTACAACTTTGCCGGTCATTGGCTTTAAGCCTTGCTCAACTTCGCACATGAAGCTGACGAAATATTTACCACTGGCCGACTTTGACACCGTGACCATCTTGGGTATGCCGCCTGGAATCTGCGACCACTTAACTTTCAATTCACCGAGCTTAGGCAGTTTCAGCAACTCCCCTGCTCGGTAATTGTTCAACACACACCGCTGATCCATCTGATACCGGATACTTTGCACGTGGCTCTTTTTCTTGAACTTCGGAAAACTTGCCCGGCCTTTAAAGAAGTTATCAAAGGCTTTGTCTTGGTCGATCAGTTTTTGCTGCAATGCCCCGGCTGTTGCGTCTTTCAACCATGTGTGGCTTTCAAGTTTCTTTAACCCTGTAATCTGGCTAGATATATCATAGGCACTTGATAGGCTTACGCCCCATTGCTGGTAAGCATATTCTCTTCTGATTAAACCTTGATTCCATACAAATCGCGCACAGCCGAACTCGCGGTTTAACTGCTCAACCTGCTGAGTATTTGGATATAGCCTAAATTTGTATGACTTCTGAATTTTCATGTGATAATATTAGCACACTTAAAAATAACATCAACACATATTTAATCACATGAAAACTAAAATAGAATCCAAACGTGTGCATATTGTCATGCCTATCTGGTTAATTGAATCAATTAAAAACAGTGCTTCTACATTAGGCGTGTCACCATCAGACTATATCCGCGACATACTAAAGCAACATCAAAAGCAGAAAGCGGATGCTGATCTAACAGGCCCTCGCGCTCAGTGCTAAGAAAAGCGTACGCACTTCACTGGGGGGTCGCATTCGTCCTTGAACGCTTCAACGATATTTATAATTTGCAATACCTTTGACCTTAACCAGTTCTTCGTGCAATCTTCTGGTTGTCCAGGCCGCATCTGTTTCGATACCATGATGGAGTAGTGCTTCGCTTAACTTCCTTCTATCGACGGCTTCTTTTTCAAGCATTACCAACCGCCGGTTTTTTCGTCTTTAAATTTTGCCAATTCCTCAGTCAAGCGCCGCGTGCTCCACGACGGATCAACTTCTACACCATAGCCGCGTAATTCCTCGGCCATTTGCGCACGTAACGCCGCGCTATTATCCTGCAACATGCCGCTACTCGGTGCCGGTTGTTGTCCAAGTATCTTCCGTATCCCTAACGGGTCACTTTGTTGCGCCGGTGCCTGTTGCGCCGGTGCCTGTTGTTCTGGAAAAAACTTACTTAATATACTCTGTTTTTGACTACGCACACCTTTCAACTCATCCAACAAATCTTTTTTGTCTTGACGTGCGGCTATCAACTGATTGGTGCTTGTTGCTGGATCAGCTTCAAGCGTCGCTGTATCGGTCGCTGATTGTTTGTATTGAATCGTTAAGTTACGTTCAGATTCAGACAACGCATGTAAAGCGTCCTTATATTCGGCAGGAATTTTTGTTTCCTGCATACGCTTGAGTTCCAGCTCGCGCTTCTGATTATCAAGATCACGGGCAGCATAATCGGTATTGTCCGTTGCTTCGACCAATTGTTTCTTTTGTTCCAGTTCTGTCGGGAATCGGGAATCAGAATATTGATCAACAGCTTGTTTCTTTTGTACTTCGGCGCCAACCGCTTTGTTTATATTGTCAGGGTTCGTTTGAAACTCAAGTTCGTCTTGACGTTTCTGTTTACCGCGTTCATATTCTGATTGCTGTCTTTGCTCGTATCGTTGATCGGCACGTGCTTCAGACTGTAATGTTTGCTCTTGAATACGCGCCTCCTTTTCTAAATCGGCTTGCGCTTCCATTTGCTTCAATTGCTCATCATCAATTTGTTTGGACTTTTCCGCCGCCATACTCGCGCCCATTTTACCGCCAGCAGACAACGCACCCAACATACCTACCGACATTCCCATTATTGAGCCCCTTTAGATTTTTCAATCTCATTATGACCGGATTGAATGGCTTGTGATAATTGATCCGGGCTGATATTAAGATGTGCGTAAATTCGTTCACATAGTTTTTGTGTGGCATCCCCAATCATTTGATTGTCGAACGGTATTTTCAATTTACGTTCTGAAAAATCCATAGCGTTAGCCAATAATACAATACCGGCCATAACTAACACATCGAGCGGCATTTGCGGGTCCTCATCTTTACTAGGTCCTGACTGCGTGTATAACATCCACATTAAACCCTCGACACCTTTGACTATGTTCCCAACAGGGTCTTGTGCGTATTTTTCAGGATCACTTACCATCATCATTTGATCGTGAGTTTCTTTACTGAACATCACCTTTAATCCGGCAACGACTACTTGCCTAAAATACTTTTGGTTTTTCGGATCAACCTTAGCACGTATTTGTTCATCTATTTTAACCAGCGATTCATTAGTAAACATTATACAACCCCTGTTGGTTTCTTTTTCGGTGCCAGTATGTCGGCCACTTGTTTTGATACGTTGGCTTTACGAACGCTCTTTTCTTCTCTCGGCAATACGGATTCATCAACTTCAACGCCGGTACGCCGACCGCCTGGGGAATTGAGATCATTATAACGACGGTTGATTAACGACTGCTCGTCATCAGCTTTTTGTTGTGATATATCAAGTTCGCGCTGTTTATTTTCAACACCAGCCATACCGAGATCGTATGTTTTATCTGTTGCATATCTCTTTTCATCCAATGCTTGAGTCAACTGTTGATTCTGTAATTGTGCGTCTGCGCTACCAGACATCATAGCACCGCCCAACTGTGTAATACCCAAAAGTGTTTTCGGTTCGAGCAGTTGATCGAAAAATGATGCTGATTGTGTGACGGCTTGTGGTGCCGATTGCAATGCCGGTGTGGCTAATTGTGGAGTTACCGCAGTATTAGCGGCGAATTCTGACAACGGACCAGTCGCGCCGCCTATTGTTGAACCTCCTGTGGCGGCCAGACTAGGTGCAGCACCTACACTTGTAGCAAGCGCGCCAGTTCCTTGACTGGCAAAAGTTGGTGTAATTGCCGTACCAACTTGTTGACCTATGGTATCAACAGCACTACCGCCGAGCCCGCCTATCGCTGACGTTGGGCTAGATACGCTTGCAGCAGGCGCCGCCGAACTAGCCGCCGACGTTGCAGTTGTCGCGACCGCACCTGCTACGGCATTCACCGCGCCAACACCTAAGCCGACAACACCACCGGCTAATCCGACCATACCGCCGATTTTCATTAACTTGGTATTGCCGGTAACGGCACCCACAACGGTTAATCCAATACCGACATACGTCGACACCAACGCCACCGCGCTGATCGCACCGGCGGCAGTAGCTACCATACCGCCAGCAGTCGCACCCAACGCCACCGCCGCACCGGCACCGGCTGCCACCGCACCACTTATCGCACCACTTATTGCGGCACCAATGGCAGCGAACGGCATGTGCCTTTGGTTATCCCATCGATTCCCATAATCATGTGTGAAATGATATGGGATCTCCAATCTTACCGAGTCTCTTATGTTCATGATTTTTCCTTAACCGCTACAATTAGGCTAATACGGTCTATATCCGTTGGGTTTAACACACAATGTTCAGGTAAGTTGTTAAAGAAAAACACCTCTCCGACACCGCCCTCGTAGCGCTCACCGTTCGCATAAACAAATTCTTGACCGGGTACTGACTGTAATAAAATAAGTATTTTGGTACTGTAATATTCCGGGTGCCAGTGCCCGGCGTCCGAGTGCATTGCAATCGACTTGCCAGCGGGTACTTTTGTTATAAGTATTCCGCCAACTTCGCAATCAGGAATGTCATCAAGCAGGTCGTTAAAAATACGTTCGAAAGATGGCAATTTTGTAACGGCAGGATACCAAACGGATTCGTGCTCTTTTGCGAAATCTTGAGGTGCGTTTTCATTATAATTTTCGATGGCGTTATAGCGTAAAATTATATCGTGCCCATCACGGTGCGGTGAGTTGGGATTCTTTGTCCTAAAGTTGAACTCGTCCCATAATTCAGGATTGTCATGTATTTCATCGACTAAAGGTATAACGTCCAGCATGAAGTCGGCTTTAACCATGTTAGGCGCGGGGGATGGCAATACTAATATTTCATCAATGGAACTTTCGTCCGTGCAATCTGTCGCATGAATACACGCCCATATTGCATCACCGTCAAACGATGTTATTGCATGGGCAACACCGGCTTTAATTTCAATCACGACCGGACCATCATCAGCATTGTATGCTTGTTGGGTCTGTTCGGTTTCGACTACAACACTACCGCTGACCAACATACTCATGTGGTCGAATTTATGCTTATGGCTTTGTACCGTATATTCGTTTGGAATACGTACCAACTTGCAATAAACACCACTTGAAAAATGGTGACTTAATACTTCAGGTTCATGTGTTACTTGATTCATCGTTTGTCTATCCTCAATTAAAGAGCGAATAGTTTACCTCTTTTCAGCTTAAACAACAACGAAGCAACACCCATTTCAAACTTTCCAAACCAACTTCCATGATCCGAAGCGCCCATTTGATATGACATTTCACGCGCCCATGGTTCGGTTAAAACCCATAATAAATCGATATACAACCGGCTCCGCCAAGTTTCACCGTGCATGTTTGCGACAACTTTCCATGCCCAACTGTGATACCATGCGACAAACTCAGGATCGTTTATTCTGAGAATCTCTCCGTAACGCTGATCATGCGTGTAAGTGTATTCATCCATATATCCAAGCCCATAAAACGCCGTGCAAATAACCTTGCCTGATTTTGGTTTAGCATTCCCGTATAACGCGTTATAATTAAATTGTGCGGTTTGCTGTGAGCTTTGTGTATCGGCACGCGCTTCACCGGCCTTCTGCATTGCGTAAGTCAATTCAAATTGTCGCTTCTGTTCTGCAAGCTGATCTTTTTGAAATTGCAATTGATCCTCTTGCGCTTGTATCGCTTCATCACGCGCTTTATTGCCTATGACATAATCAGCAGATGGTTTCACACCTTTGTTGCTAGATCCGACGTGAATCGCACCGGGTTTACCGACCGATTGTTTAGGTACCGCCGACAACATACCTTTAGCATTAAATGTTCTTTGTTCCATGATCAACCTACTTTCAATAATGTACTAACATCAGGGATTTTACCAACATTGCTTATCATTTTAACCGACGCTTTAAAGTCACCCCATCCTTGGTTAATTAAGAAATCTTTAGTTTCTTGCTTCATATCGGGGTTGGTTTGTATGTTTAAAATATAAGTACCCATTCCTTTCGACAATTCACCAACGATACTTTGTTGATTTTCTGTTAAATTATAATCATGAGCTAACGTCGCAAGTCCTGTTTTGATATTACCGTCAACTATAGTTTGTGATGCTGTAAATTTTTCGGCTTCAGTTCGTTCGGAAGTACCCCATTGCTGATCCGATAGCTTCTCTTCTCTACGCACATTGGCGGCAAACTCATCACGATCAACCGTAAAATCGTTTGTCAACTTAGCCATATTAACATTATATCCGTTGAGAGTGGCGTCTCTTGCTATCTCGTTTGCAGCGTCAACGTCCTTTTGTGCCAACGTATAACCTTGATTTGTCGCGGCCATCGTCAGGCTATTCTTAAAATCCAAGGCGGTATTATCGACACTATAACCCTGTTGTATAGCGGCCAGTTCTTTAGTGTTTGTTTGATCCAATCCTTTGTTCTTCTCAGTGTAACCTTGTTGTGTGGCGTCCTGTTGGCGAGTAAACTGATTACCAGCACCGAATTGAGAAGCTTCATTCTTCGCACCGGCATTAAAGGCACGTGCTTGGTTAATGGTTTCCGTGTTCGTTTTGTTGAACGTATTCGCAGTATCGACGTTGTATCCGGCGGCGCGGCCATAGGCGGCAGCGTCGGGATTTGCTATTTCCAATGCCCTACCTATAACGGCATCCGTGGCAGCACCAATACCAGCGCTTGAATTTAACATACCTCTTGCGCCTGATTGCTCCATAGCCTGTCTACGTGCTAGTTGCATCAATGGGGAATCTTTGCTGATAATATCGGCGGCTTGTCCTTGTACCGTTTCCTTTTCTCCAACGTTCCATATTTTTTGTTCCCCTAATAATTTAGGATCGACCGTAGCGGCATTGTAGGTACCCACGGCATTAGCGGCTTTGGCTTTGGCGGCCGATTGCTGTTGCTGCGCTTTCATTATATCGGCACCGGCAGGTTTTGAAGCTGCGCCTAGCGCACCCTTACCAGCCTTCATTATATCGGCACCCGCCGGTTTCGAAGCAGCGTCGAGCAATGCCCCAGCATTGTTAGGATTCTGTACGGGTTTGATACCGGAAGTTAACGCACGGGTTTGCTGTTGTTTAGCGACTTGCTGTGCTTGCTGTTGTTTAGCGACTTCCTGTGCTTGCTGTGCTTGCTGTGCTTGCTGTTGCTGTGCCCCAGCATTGTTAGGGTTCTGTACAGGCTTGATGCCAGAAACTAACGCACTGGTTTGCTGTTGCAATGCCCCAGCATTGTTAGGATTCTGTACGGGTTTGATACCGGCCTTCATTATATCCATACCTGCCGGTTTCGATGCAGCGTCGAGCAATGCTCCGGCATTGTTAGGATTCTGTACGGGTTTGATACCAGATTTATTACTGTACCAATTGGTTAGAGTAGCGGAAGCCATTATCGTTTCTGCCTTAAGGTCGATGTTTCTAAAAATGCGCCAGTGAAATTCATTTTACCATAACCTGCATAAACTGACGACGAACCGATAAATATTGATATGCTATCGCCAACGCCGCTTAATTTTACATTGAGTGGTATGCTTTTACGGTATGGGGTATTTGCGGTTCCGTAATCCATATCATACTGCGAATAAACGTCGCTGAATTGAATATCGTTGTCCGGTTGTTCTGTTGAATAAACATAACCGGCGTCCATTGTATAACCTATTCTAAACGCGCTCACTTGATCCGCAGTAACATCTACTGTTAAGTTTCTATAGCGCTTTAATACTCTATGTGATCCAGAATCAACAAATGGAAATTGCATCCCCCATGCTATATCCGCACCATCTAAAGTATCCCCAGCATCTAATTGATATACAAAACCATCATCAGAACCGGCGAACATTAATTCATCACCACCCCCGTATGTTTCACTTGACCATGCACAATAGAAATCATGACCTGACGGGATTCTAACAGGAAAAAAACTGATTCCATTTTTAGCTAAGGTAACATGAAGTATGGCGCCGCTAAAATACAATCTATATTGTTGTTTTGTCCTACATACAATAGAACATCGTAACGATGTTCTATAACCATCCAACCAAGATGTTATTTGATTACTTATGCTGGCACTGGCAAAGTTTCCGAACTCTTGTGCATTTTGTAGTGTCGTTATCCCAACATCATCGACGACGTAAGTAGTCCCTATCTTTTGAGCACTATAAGGAATTGCGCCAGATTCTTCGGCAAATGTGACAAGGTTCCAGTCGGACACCGACGTACCGTAAAGTACATAAGTTCGATTGCGACAATACACCGCCAATGCCGCCGTTGTGTCCGCTCCAGGTTGTGACATAAGCGCCGTGATATTATCACCGACTGCTATTTCGCCTCCACCGTCATTAACCCATAAATAAGGATTACCAATCGCACTATAAATTAACGACCCACGATACGTAAGAAACAATCGATCCTTATGGTAAACATTAAACTCCGGTAAAACACCGCCACCCAAACCTAAGTTCATATTCACAAGATACGTACCATCCCATTCGAATGTGGCGTTATTCGGGTTTGACGCGTAAACTTTTTCTGAACCGGCAGAACCACCAAAATTAGATATTGCAAAATCGTATTTGCCGCCTTTGTTGGGTATAGTTTGTAGTGATCCGGCACCTCCCGCACCAACAACCGATAGTGTTAAAGCACCTGCCCCGGTTGTGGTGGCAGCACCGGCGGCGAAACCGGGACCGACAGGTACATCGATAAATATAGTACCTGCATTAACGCCGGATGCTAATGTACCTGTATGAACAACGACTTTTAATATATTGGCAGTAGTCCCACCCTGTGTTATAACGTCACCTACCTCAACCGAACTATTGGCATTGCTAAAACCAAGCCGCCTACCCATCAAACCGGCCATAGATGACCAACCCGATGCCGTAGCTTTATACATGATAATGCCTGTCGCGGGTGTCAGTGCGTCACGGAAAGCGTAAACAACACCTTTGTAATAAACAACACCGCGTACTTCATTCTCACCCGGTACAGCTTGTATCGTATTGCGTTTGTCCTCATACGCCAAATGCCTGTAATATTCGGCAATATTAACGTCTGTTTCAAGATATTCCGGACCTACTACACTAGCCGCGCCGACTGTGGTCGTCTCAGTAACGAATATGCCTGTTATGTTGTAAATTATGAACTTGCCTGTAAGTATTTCAGCCACTATAGCTGTGGCGCCGGATGTAGCGCCGATGATCGTGTCACCTCTGAAAACAGTACCAGACGTTGTGAAATTTAAAACTGCGTAGTGCGCGGTGCGCGGCGAGGGATGACCGTCGTATCGTTCGTAACCGTCGATAACAGAATAACCACCTAGTGTGACATCCTGTTCTACATTAATAGAAGTCATCAAACTACCGGGCGGCAGTAATTGCGGCGGTGTGGATGTATCATACCCGCCTTCGAATTTTATATACTGTGTATTTTTTCTACCTGAGGGCAGATTAATCTTTGCCATATTTAGCCATGCGATTTTCGCGGGTATTTTGTTGCTTGCAAGCTGTAGCGTCCTCTTCCATCAAAAATCTAACTACGCGCATTGATATGGAAATCGGTGAATCTACAAAACCCAACTGATAGGTACTGACACAAATATTCATAACACACGCGGCCAATACGCCGCGTGTGAATGTATCAAATACCTTATATCCGGTTGGTGCGGATAGAGCCATTATTCAGTACACAAATAATTCGCGGTATAAGTTTGCAGTCTCCAAGGATCGCAAACACCCCATCGCCAATAACCACCTGTTTTTACCTTTGCATCTTCAATATCCTGATAGTCATTGTTATCGAGTGCTCCCCAAGGATAAGGATTATTGGCAATACGCCAAACGCCCATATTTAAGTATGGTGAAAATGGCGGTTTGTATGGCTGATATTCTGCAATTATTTTAGTCCTCGTACGGTTATACATGACTGTGCGAGGGCAGCAATACGGGGAATGTTGTTGACATAATGACCATGTATCAGCATCATAATAAGTGTCACATCGCCCTGCCGCATAAATTGAGGCAGCGTCCACTATATTACTAAATAAAAATGCTTCTATGAATAATACGATAAGTACTAATTTTTTCATTTAAAAATTCCTAACAAAGTGCAGACGATAAACCAATGTCCATCATCCAGTTGCGTTCAATTTTAGAAATCAAACGGTTATATTCCTTTTGGGAATTTGTGTATAAGGTAGGTTCTTCATGATATGCGGCATATCTCATAAGCGCATTGTAAACAATTGCCATGTGAAACCTATCAAACGCCGGTGTTAAACTATCATCACCTATTACCAATGGCGTACCTTTTTTAAAATACTCACCCGATATGCGCAAATTATTCGAATCTGGTTTAGGCCATAAGACAATCGATTGATCCGGTTTGATACTAAACTCACTAGGCTTACTTGTAGTGTTACGGCTTGGTCCTAATAAACGAACGTCTCTAAATTCTTCCCACTCACGATAGATCAAGTATTGTTCGTCGTTCAGGCCGATTGTATTGTCATAGACTCTGAAGGTGTCAGTTTTCCATTTACCATACGTAGTGACCCCACTTGACGCATAACTGGCTGTTCCAGCCACACAATTAATCGTGAAGTCAGTACGTAAAAAATCCCAATCCTCGCGCTTGTCGTAAATATCTTCCATTGCGCGAGTAACCCAATTGCAGATTCTTCGAATATCGCCAGTCGTACCGCTAGTACTTGCCAGTGTTACCGTAGCAATACCGGATTCATCGATCGCAGCTTGACACAACTGAAGATAATTCATCTTTTAACCTTCTTGTAAAAGTTTCTCAAGCCATTCGCGGCCTCTTGGATTAGAGTCACGTAATACACGGAACGGATATTTTAAACCAGGGGTCTTGATGACTCGTGTCGAACGATTACCGTTCATATCGGCAAACTCATGCGTGCTGATTGTTTCCGGTCTTGCCCTACATAAACCTTCGACAAACTTACGTTTAACAACGACAGGCACGCCGCGGATAAAATACTGATTAACGCCATTGACACCGAACTGTATCAATTGCTCGGCCAATGGATTGTCGCTCTCTGATATAACGACTTCAACCTCTTCCTCATAGAAGGCTTCAGTTGCAGCCATATCGTTAATGCTTTTAGAACCGTCCATAACTTCGAACTGATCCAGAAAATCGTCATGTGCAACGCTACCTGTCGCAGGCATGTCATGTGTTTTTGTTTTAGCGCTATATGCCGCGCTGTCGATCGGTCTTTGAGCCATTATGAATCCTCATTTTTAATTAATAATACCCGACCGGATTGTCCGGTCGGGTATATGGGTGCTGCTTAAAGCTTATACACCAGGGACACTGGTTACTGTAGCTAATGGTCTGCGTGGCAATGCGGCAATGTCTTTAATGTTACTTGCGACAATGCTTGTAGCGTTCCAGTTTGTCGAACCGAACGTAAACGTTGCGGTAGATGACGCTGCCGGATTAACGACAACTGCATAAGCAATTGGCACCATTGAATCATCGGTGATGTTTGGAAAATTCAAAACATCACTACCACCAGTTATTGCACTGTTCACGTCCAGGTTTACGGTATTACCCAACACAGAAACTAATGTCTCAGTACCGGCTATGTTCTTAATACACATCACCATGATAACGGCCTGCCCTGTCGTTGCTGTCGCAACTAAGGTTCTTGATGTTGAATCAGCCACACCAGCAGCGGTGTACTTTGCAAACGCTTTAGCACCTGCCGATAATGTAGCTTTAACACCATGGCGTGAAATAGTACCGATACCGCCGGTTGCCACCGCTGTTAAAGTTTGAGTCGTAGCGCCCGCTGTTAAGCTGACGGTTTGTAGACCTAGAAAATTTAAGTTCAGGCCGGGTAATTGTCTGACTGCATCCATTTTAATAGCTCCTATTAGATGTTAGTAACAAGTGCTTCGAATACGCCAATCCAACCAGGATTTAGGATTTCAGAAGCAAACCAGAATTTCGCGCCGATATAACCACGTTGACCGCCCGGATCGTTTTTGTCCTTTTGGTTTGGTGGTAAATAAATCGGATCGATAGCCGCGGAACCCCGCAGTTTAACCGCACCAACCGCGTCGGCGGCCAGAAAGATAAACGGATACACATCAGATGCACCCGGTGTACCAGGAGTACCGCCAGCGCCAGCACCGGGATATGATTGCAATTCAGGTGACAGAATGAAACGCACGTTGTTCCAAGTACCGAGTTCATAGTCGTTGATAGGTTGACGTGAACCGTATGCTGCAACGAGCACGAAACCTGACAAGTTGTTACGAATATCGAACTCGGCATCAGTATGGCAATAGCAGATATACGAGGCTTCGACTGGTTTTGTACCAATGTTTTGACTTGGTGACAAAATGCGGGTAATCGCTTTGCCATGGTTTGCTTTCAGTGATTTGATCACCTTGGCAACATGACGTTCTTGTAATGTGCCTGCAACTAATACGCGTGAAGCTACGGTTGTAGCTGACACACCTGTACCTGCTCCGGCGTAGAACTTATTAGTGGCGGCCTTCATCTTGCCGTAAACTTGCAGTTCCCGAACCAATGACATGCGCTCACCGACCTGCTGCTTCATCGCCTCGGCAACATCATCTTCATACAGATCGTAGTCTTTGTCGGTTAAGCTGTACAAAGCCATAAATTGCTGCAACTGGACCGTTACGTCACGTGGCGCGATAGTATCGGCGGCAGGTGTGACACCTTCAGTTGTGATATGATTCGCAACATAAACGGCGGTCGGGTCGGTCGCGGCCAATCCAGTAGCGGTCGTGTTGAAAAAGCTGTTAGGGCTTGTGCTTGTACCACCGAAAGGTACCCAAGATCTGAAGATGATGGTATCTGATTTGTTCTTTGGCATGTCTTTGTTACTGCATGCTGAAACAAGCACCTCCGTAGACATCGCATGTGCGATTATTTCTCCCGCCATTTTACCAATCCGCGCAGCGGATGAGTCGTAAGTTTGAATGCCCATGATTGGACTCCTATTGGTTAATTGAAAATTGATTACATTTCAAGTAGCCCGTAGGTTACTGCTTACTGATTGCGTCGGTTCGGCGCTAGATTTTATTCATTTTGCAAGTACGTCATATAGGCGTACTTACGGATAGCTTAAGTATAACACCATATTGGTAATATTTACAAAAAAATATTTTACACGT